TGCACTAACCAATATAATGGAGTATACGCTAACAATTAGGATTATAAATGTCAGAAATACCTTCTGGACCGCAAATTAAAAATATTCAGATGTTGGAGAGCAATGCTAAAAATGCTCCATTCAACATAGGCAATTATCCGAATAGCGAAAACATATCTCCACCAGTTAAAAAGAAACCAGTACGAGTAGTTGAGCAATCAACCAGAACAGATGTTAATTTAGATTCTCTTAAAGCTTGGCATGAAAAACAAGATGCTATAAAAGCTATTCTACTAAATCTTAGAATAAGAGCTTATCTTGATGAGCCTAAAATAGATCAAGGATCAATTGTTGATATGGAGGTATAATGCTTTCTAATTCTTTAGCGAAGGATTTACGAGAAATCGTAAGAAAACACAATTTAGACAAGATTTGTAAAAAACATGAGCATGAGGTTGTGAAACATATTATGGAATCAATTACTAATTATCAAAGAAAACATGTTACTCCTAAAAACTGGTGGAATGATGTAACTACAGAACCAAAAGTTTTTACAAAAGAACCACAAGTTCAAGAAAGATACCACGAATATATCTCGCGTAAACTAAGAGAAGAAAGAGAAAAAGAAAATGAGTAATCCTATATTTGATTTTGGTTTCACTGCAGTTGATGAAAGTGAACTAGAGGCTGTACAAGCTCTAGGTGCAACTGCAAAAGAAGTTGAAACCAAAGCTGCAGATACTCAAAGCAAGATTGATGAACTGTACAATGCTATAGTTCCTTTATTAAATAATTTAAAGAAAAATCCAGAAAAAGAATATATTCTTTGGCCAGATAGACTTTCAAAGGTAGAAGCTTTTGAAAATTATCTTTTGGAAATATATCAAAGATGATAGGACCGGAGCGTTACTGTAAAAACTGTGGACATAGATGTCACTGTTACGCTTCAGATTGTTCCGAATGTGTGAATGACGTTTGTGTTAAATGTGAATGTACTAATGAGAAGCCTGTTACAAAAATGTCACAGGCAGAAAAAAAATAAAATTAGCTGCATTTAACTGTTTACTTTCTCGATTACTTATGATAGAAAGATATCATGATAAGGAAAGGAAATCAAATGTTCACATATAAAGGAAAAACCTATGATACCTCGCACAAATCTATCGTCACTCGCCATGGAGGTCCTTTCGACCGTGGAGGTGCTGATTCGTATTATAGTCGTGGGTTTACTCCTCACTTTTTTTGCGGTGCAACTGGCACATCTACTCGTGTAGAAGAAGCCGACATGTCACCACTAGAGCTTGAGCAGTATGAAGCTGGTTATGCATACAACGAAGAAATGGGATATAAGAAGGAGTGGTAAGAATGACTATTGCAACTACATATGATGAACGTATTTCTCTAATTAAAGAAATCGCTGAACGTCGCAATAAAATGGCAAAGATAAAAGCTGAGTCTAAAAAAGCTCGTAAAGTAATGCTTAAGGCTCGTAAAAATCGTAAAGATCCGCTGGATTATCTTAATGTTAAAGATAGTGAAAACCATAATCACTGGACAGACGGATCTAAATATGCCAAAAAATACTATGGTGAAACGTTGTTTGAAACAACAAGGTATGATAACGAATGGGATTGAGTCTTATGACTCTTTTCCTCATACGTCCGTGTGGAGGGCAGGCCACCTGAAAGCACGATCTCTGGTGAATATATTCGCCCGTGAAATATCGGTGTCGTGAAACCCAGAGATGTTAGTTTCAATCAAACTAGAGCGGCAACGTCAATAAGACCGTGCGGAGAGATTGGAGATACTAGCTGGGCGTATGAGGAAAGGAGTTTAGAAATGACTTGGACAGTTACAACACAATTCAGCACTATGTGCCAAGCAGTCGAGAGTGAATTGCCTGAGTGGGTTGCAGTAGTTTGCGAGACTGAAACGGAAGCCAGGGAATGGTTTGAAGTTCATGTCAGGGGTAAGCATAGCAAAGCTAGGGTCGTTACTTTGATGAAAGAAAAAGAAGTAGTGGAGACTAGGTTCTTATGATTGAAGTGAATCAAGAAATACGCAATAGGATTCGTCTTTCGGTAGCAGCTTATGCTTATGAGTTTAAAGACGATCCTATCATGCCTGATGATGAGTTTGACATCTTATCAAAGTCGATTGACACCTCAGTATCAACCGGCCACAAAAAACTAGATAAGTTCTTCAGAGAACATTTTGAACCGGATACTGGTATGTGGATCAGAAAACATCCTGATCTGCATGGTATTCAATACATCTATGAGAGAGTATGGAAAAATGTCTAAGGGTTCTAAAGTATGGAAGTCTGAAACAATAAAAACACATAAGCACTGGGCAGTGGGTACTGTTTGGAACGTAAGATCATCTAATGGAAAAGATGTATATGATATTGAAATGCTGGACCGTGGATTCACATGTGACTGCCCAGCGTTTCGTAAATGTAAACACATCAAACAAGTAGAAAGCAATTTTTAATGAAAGAAGCTAGATGCCGTAATCATCATCTACTCTTTATACCACTTGACAATGGTCATTACAATGCGGTTGACACTTGGTGTGGTCATACTGTTGAAGGAAGAACTTGGTACTGTTCTAAAAAATGTTTAGAAAAAGGAAAAGAAGGGATACCACCAACCTATAAAAATTCTGACGATGAACCTATCATGAATGATTAAAAAACTGTGTACTTACTAATCGTTTTATGATAGAATATGATTAATATATTAATGAAAGGTTCGCTATGACTATGCATCTTGTTCGTGGTATGTCAACCACAAGTACAAAGAAAAGAAAGATGAAAAGAAAGCCAGGTTGGAAAGCGGCTATTTCTGAGCATGAAGAATTTATGAAAAGAATGGGTATCAAAGGCAAATCAGATTATCGCCCAGATTTGCCTGATCTATCAACTGGTCCTAGAGTTACCAGTGACAAAATTCCTGATAATGGATCTAAAAAGAAAGCTAATAAATATTCTGGTGAAGAAATAATGGGTATTGTGACTACACATAAATCTAATCTCATGCCAGTATCAAATAAAAAAGATGCTGTAGCAGCATCACAAATGAGGCGATAATGTTTTCAGTAGAAACAGAATATGATCATACTATTATTACAATAGTAGACAACAAAGGTAAGTACGAAGACGTTCAGTATATATTAAGCGATGATAAAGTCTACATACGTCAATATAATGACCATGACACAGATAGATTTGAGGTTATTGAAATGAGTGCCGCTATGTTTAATGAAATGTCATTGGCTATGAAAAGATCTGACGGTGTTTATCTAACAGAGTATGTAGAAAAATGAGTGGAATGTTTTATGATTTGGAGGACTATAGAGAAATGAAAATTGTTGATACTGCAATTGTACCTTTTGAAAGAAAGGAAGTTGTAGAAGTGTTGGAGAAATATACAGCACTTGTAAAATTTAAAAAATTAAATGGTGACATGCGTTCTATGAAATGTACACTAGTAAAAGATATGATTCCATCCGCAACTAAAGAAGACACAATGTCACAAAAGAAAGTACGGAATCTAAATGAAGAAGTACTGGCTGTATGGGATGTTGAAAAAGAAGGTTGGCGTTCTTTTAGATTGGAAAACATTGTTTCAATCGAATATGAAGTTGAAGAAATTTTATAAATAGCATAAAGGAGTTTTTATGTTAGGTATCGATCCGCTTATTGTTGCACTTATTGCTTTTGCTGTTACATTTTATTGTGCATATCAAATTGGTATTGGAGATCGACAAAGAAATATGGAAGATGTGATAGAAAACACTATTCTATACATGGTACATAATGATTTTGTTAAATGGTCAAGAGACGAAGACGGAGAGATAGAGCTTCATAAAATCTATGAAGAACCTGTAACAAAATTGTCACAGTTAGAAAATAAATCATAAAATATAAAATTAATGGTGTACATTCGCCGTAACGTATGATAGATTAATATCAGATGTTGAAGGAGAACACTATGCAATATTTTTTAGTATCAGCTTCCAACGCGAAAGGTGATTCTGTATCTTTGAAGTTTGAATTAAGTCAAGCAGCCCATGTCATGCATAAAAAACTATGGCAAGAACTTGATGATAACGGCGATCTTAAGTGGGGTACAGTTCGTACTACTGTATTAGAGGAGGCAGCGTAATGGCTAGAAAAGCAAAGAAAGTTTATTCACGTAAAACTAACACCGGCATTGCTGCCGCTCCTACTTCAAGCTTTACTCACTTCAATGATTATATTCGTCTTGAAGTTGATAAGAAAGAAATCGTTTCAACCATTAAAGCTTTCATTAAAGCTAACTTTTCAAAGAAAGATTATCGTGATGCTCAAGCAGCGCCTGATTGGTCTTTCACAGCAACACTTGCTTCTACTATTGCTTGGAAAGCATTGGACAAAGTTTTTCCAGATAACTGGAATTCTGATTGGGTTATTCAAGAAAAATGTGCTGAAATAATCCAACGCGGTATTCAAAAACAAGAAAAGAAAGAAGAAAATAAAGATACTACTGCTAAAAGAACGATAGCAGATATCGTTAAAGAACATACATCTGATTTTATTGGTATGATCGAAGAACATATCGATGCAATGTCAGATGTATCTGTTTATGATGAATTGAAGAAGATTGATGCTCCTAATAATACAGCAAAAGCTGTGTATGACTACTATCTTCCTCAACGTGATGAGATCAAGGAACTTGTAGAAAAGAAAACTTCTGATCTAGTTGAAGCATATAATCATATGTCAAAGAAAGAACAGAAAGCTTATCTTAAGTACCTTGACAATATTCTTACTGATGCGGAACGCTATATGGCTTCAAAGAAAGCACAACGTAAGTCTCGTGCTCCAAAAGTCAAAAGTGCAGATGCACAAGTAAAAAATATGAACTACTTAAAGGAATCTAAAGAGCACAAGCTCGTGTCAATCGATCCAGCAACTATTGTTGGTGCACAACGAGTCTACCTCTTTAATGCCAAGTATCGTACTATCACTGAACTTGTTAACATGTCTCCTTCCGGTTTTGAAGTCAGTGGTAGTACGATCAAAGGTATCGATATAGAAGCTTCTCGTCAAGTTAAACTACGAAAGCCTGAAGAGTTCCTTTCTATAGTATTGAAAAAGACTCCTAATCAAATCAATAAAGATTGGAGTCAGCTCACCACTAAATCCTCTTCCGCTAATGGTAGAGTAAATAAAGAAACTATTATACTAAGGGCTTTAGATAAATGATAGAACAAGAGAACTTCATGAGCAGATTAAAATTTAGTAAACTAATTGAAGCACAAGTACTCGAGAAAAAACTCGGGTATATTGATGCAGTTGTTGAAGCATGTGAGATTACTAATATTGATCCGCAGGATGTAAAGAAATTCATATCGCCAGTAATTAAGGAGAAAATCGAAGCCGAAGCAAGAAAATTAAATTTTTTACCGAAACAAAATGAACTAATTTTTGAATAAATAAATGTACAATACAGTCAAAATAGTTTATAATATTAAACATAATACAGCAAATAATTCAGCATATAAGGAGAATACATATGTCTTTTGCAAATCTTAAACGTAACCGTAATGCTATCGATAAATTAGTTAAAGCGGCAGAAGCCACCGGCGGTGGTCAAACTCAAAACCGATACGAAGATACTCGTATGTGGAAACCTACAGTAGATAAAGCCAACAATGGTTATGCTGTAATTCGATTCCTTCCAGCTAGTGAAGGATCAGATCTTCCTTGGACAAGATATTGGGATCATGGCTTTAAAGGCCCAACAGGTCGTTGGTATATCGAACGGTCATTGACATCCATTGGACAAAATGATCCAGTTGGTGAACTCAATAGTCGCCTTTGGAATTCTGGTCTTGAATCAGATAAAGAAATTGCGCGTCGCCAGAAACGTCGTCTACATTATGTTTCTAATATCCTTGTGATCAATGATCCGGGTAATCCAGAAAATGAAGGTAAAGTGTTTCTTTATCAGTATGGTAAGAAAATCTTTGATAAGTTGATGGATGCTATGCAACCAGAATTTGAAGATGAAACACCAGTAAACCCATTTGACTTTTGGGAAGGTGCTAACTTTAAACTAAAAATTCGTGATGTTGAAGGTTATCGCAACTATGATAAATCAGAGTTTGCTTCTCAACAAGCTCTATCAGATGATGATACCTATCTTGAAGAGATCTATAATAAAACTCATGATTTGCAAGAGTTTACGGATCCAAAGAACTATAAGACCTATGATGAGCTAAAAGCAAAACTTATGGCTGTACTTGGAGAACAAGCTGATGCTGGTGCTCCTAAGGTAAAAGAAATGGCAGCATTGGATGATGAGATTCCAACTTTTCAAGAAAAGTCGGCTGCTCCATCTGAACCACCAACTGCTGAAGCAGCATCCTCCGCTTCTACAGAAGCAGATGACGACATCATGGCTCACTTTGCTAATTTAGTAAATGAAGACTAAAACACCTTATCATAAGGATCAACAGTACTTGGTGCACCTCCACTGAGTACTGTTGTATTTGACTGATTTGAATTCATTATTTTAGATGATGCATCTACAATTGGATTCTGACTAACACTTTTATTAGTAACCATCTGAGCTATAAATTGTTGCAATTCTTGCAATTTATCACCTTGGGCGCTTCTTAGTTTTTCTACACCGGCTTCAGTAAGAACAATTCTACTAGCACCTTCACCAGTTAATTTTCCACTAGCATCTTTTTTACCTACAAAATCAGTAGTAAAATCAGTGCCTTCTTTTAGACCAAGTTCTCTTCTTAGTTTTCTAAGTTGACCACTTCCGCCTGTTGTTGCAAATCTTAAGCTTTCAACTGTGTTTGATAGAGATGTCTTTCTTCTGTTTATTCCAAGTTGAGACAAACCTGTTAAATAAGATGTTCTTCGTGCATCCTCAATAGCATTTTCTAGTTCTCTCGCTTCTCTTTCTTTTTGAGCTTGTAATTGCTCATGAGCAAGGGGCTTAGATCCATCACCAATTATCGGAGCTTGATCAGCTCTGATAGCACGTTCTACTGCTCCTTCCATTTGACCGAAATAAGCATCTCCTGTTATTCTTTCTTTCAAGTTTCTTAATTTCTCTAGGCTAAAATCTGTAAATCTAGAAGTCATATCTGTTGAAAGATCAGTTCCAGCAGCGTAGTTAATTCCCATTGCTGCTAAATCAGCAATAAATGGTACAGTAGCTAATACACCAACACCAGCCTTTTCCGTGATGGTGCTTCCTAACTCTGTATTCTCTTTATCTCCAACACCCGCGAGACCTTCAATAATAAGTCCAGGTGGTCCTAGTGTTTTTGCTGCTCCACGAATAAGTTTTCCAGCATTTTTAGCACTTATAGCAGTTAAAGCTTTAGCTCTACTAGATCTACTAGATTCGACTTTTTGCGCTGGTATTTCATCTAAATTGGCTGGAACTCTTCCTTCAGCAATAGCAATTCTAGCGACTTCAGCC